GTTGCTTTAGCAACTGGCTTCTTCTTGGCAGCTGGTTTGTCATCATAGTTGGTATTATCCTCGTCTCCATAGTTGCGCTTGGCAACAGCAGTCTTAGCATACTCACCTTTACCTGCTTTCTTCCTGGCAGCGTCTCCAGAGTCAACCTTTGCCTTTACCTTCTCATATGAAGGAGCACTTGCTGATGCTTTTCTAGCAGCCCTTTCCTCTTCCAAATATTCTGGAGGTGGATCGAGTATATACTCTACAAAATCTTCTAGACCAACCTCTTCTATAATAAGGTCTAATCCTTCTTCATTGATACCTTCCTCATAGAAGTAATCAACAGCAACTTCTAACGCTGCTGCTTCCCATTCTTCTTTCCTGGATTTTGCGATTGCACCTGGACCATGCTGTGCAATAATTGCTGCCCTGACATTTGCAAGTGCCTGATCTGAAGCCTTCTTCGCCGCTTTCGGATCATACTTCTTAAATGACTTATATGACGATGGAGAGACATCATCACCCCCACGAGCACTTCCACCTCGCTCAAGACGACGATCCTTAATTCTATCGTACTCTTCCTCAGAGATATTCTCACCCTTGGGGTTGTAACTCTGTGCCAAAGCAGTGTAAGGAACGGCTTTCCTCTGCTTGACTTTCTTCTTCTCAATTGCTTCATCATGTTTTGCCTTCCCTTTTTTAACAAGAGCGATCACTCCTTCTTGTTCTAGTTGTGGCTTATCACCTTTAATCTTTTTATGTCCACGGTCTGACCTGTGGAGTGCACGTCTTAGTTTACCATGACCAGCCACATTATGACTGACACCAAACTTACGTACGTTTCTTGTTTTTTCTTTCTCTTCTGGAGTACCAGTATCTACCTTAGCTTCGTTAACGTCAGTCATACTAACCTCCAACAATCTGTACTTGTTCGACAACAACACCACCTGAACCAGAACCTGCAGTCAGTAATGCAGTTCTTTGTACGATAGGAACAGTGCCAGCAACTACATCCGCTTCAGATAAAGCGTAGTCACCAGAAGCACTAGAAGCATCGAGGTCAGTAGTAATAGTAGTAGCAGTAACAGAAGCAGCTTTCTTACCAGCACTTCCAGCAGTAACATATGCTGCTACGAATGCGGTGTCTCCACCGTTGGATGTAGTAATAGTGTCGTTAGCAGTAAACGTGTGGCGACCACCGTTTGAGTATCCTTCTAGTGTAAGGACTGTAGGGTTAGCATCTGTTGCAGCAGAAATCTTTGCTGTTTTCGGTTTTCCTACTGAGAGCAACTCAGGAACACCAGCAGCGAGGGTTATAGCAGGACCACTACCAACTTGGATGCTGGATGCAGCAGTTGCTAATACTCTAATTACTCCCGTTTTTACTGTGATATACGCAGTACCCGATGCACTTACAGTTTGCGTATCTAAAACGTTTAATACTGACATTACTAATCCTATTCCTACATATGTTATTTATCTTGCTTTTGTTTTAGAAATTTAGCGAGATCTGCAGTACTACCTACAAACATGGTATTGTTTGTAACCTCTGTAGTCTTACTTCCCTTAGGATTTTCTATCTCGTTAACTTTCTTATGCAGATCAGCAAGTTTATCTGCCACATCTCCTACGTGTTTAATCAACTGTCCAGCAACTTCATATGCTCTAGGTTGATCTGATTCCTGTGCTAGTTCTAGGATACCATCGACAGCTTCCTGTCCTTTCTCAATGAGAGAATATAGATTACCACGAGTGTAATCATAGTCTTTCTTGAGTTGTTCTGTAGGACCAGTTATATTAGCAAGTTGTTCTTTCCTAGGGGCACAACCCCCTTCGGGTATAATAGAAGTCTCTACATCAAGAGCATCCTCTATACCATCAAACTTACTCGTCTGCTCCTGTTGTTGGGTTCCTTGACTTGCCATCAGTAAATTCAGCGTATAGTTCATTAAATCCGAAGTCATCACCAACCTCAACCAATGCATGATCAGCAGCATCTATCTTAAGGATATTGCTACTAATAGCATGTCCAGCAATAGTGCTGTTGTTCCATCCACGATTAACGTGCCATGTACTTCCTACTACTCTGGTGACATGCATCACCTCGGTACCAATTTGTATCTCATCTCCAACAACAGCAGCATTAGCATCAGTGATGGAGATAATACCATCATTGATATCCATTGCAGCAGAAAGAGTTGTGATAGCGTTAGCATCTCTATCAATAAGTGATGCTGGTGTAGCAGTGTATCTGACTTCTCTTGGTGCAGTAGGAACTGCTTCCGTAGAGTAATCGACGATTGCCTTCTTGATAACAGCGTCGGTAGACTGAACAGGACCATACAGATATGTCTTAGCAACAAACTGTAAAGTATAGATCAGAGTCCTACGTGTATCATAATCACCTTCATACTGATCATCGTATGCTACGTTAGTCAGTGTGATGGGATAGTCCTTCTTCTCTCCCAGAGAAGGTACCAAGTTCATTGTTATATTAAAACTTGGTTGGAAAAATGGGAGGATTTGCTCTAGAATCTGAAGTGAATCATCCTGATTCTTAGCGAGGATTGCCAACTCAAAGGATACATTATATGGTATTGGCATGAAACCTTTACTGGTTGTACTACCACTAGTCTTTCTTATGTACTGAGTGGGAGAAACCTTTCGGGTTGCATCATATGAGATACCAACTATCTCAAATGAAATTCTTGGTAAAGTAAGTTGTACCTGATCCTTTGTACTGAGATCTCCTACTTGGCGTAACCTAGCAAGAAACTTTTGCTTAGGACCATAAGCAAGAGGTACTTTCATCACTTCAGTTTTAGATCCTGAAGTACGACGAAGCTCAATATTATTAAACAGTGTGCCGAATCCGACTACAGTCTTTTTAATAATTTCGTGATAAGAATATGTTCCTAACATTAGATACTACTTCCTTTGTTTCCAAACTCACCAAAGGGATTACCTTGGGTAAAGTCTACGATGCCATCTGCTTGCGTTTCGAACGTAGCATTAGCATCGAATTCACTATTAACATTATTTAGGGTATTGTATGTAGCAGTAGTCCATGCAGCACCGCTAGACTGCCCTGTGAGCGTCTCAGGGACGGTGAAGATGCCTGTACGGTTATAAACCTGTAATTGGTTGTTTCCAGCATCAAAGGACTTAATTTCAGCAGATACATTAGATGTACCACCAGTGATAGTCTCTCCAACTGTATACGTACCAGTACCACCTGCAACTAAGTTGATAGTAATAGCATTGGCAAAGTTGGTTTCGATAGCATCTACAGCAGCAACACCAGTATCGATGTCCTCGTCGCTGTATTCGAACAACTCACAGCGAAGTCCCCATACATATGTCGATCCCAAAGGATAGAATGGTACTTCATGCTCTACAAATTGTATCTCAAATGTCTTATTAGCTAATGGAAGATGAATTAAATCACCTTCATTTGGTCTACCTTCTACTATTAACGTAGCATTATCATCTACTGCTGCTGTGAATCTACGTTTTGATATAACAAAGGTAACCTGGTCCTGAATTCTGACTCCAAATTTAGAGAAAATATCACCATCACCCCTAAAACCACCAGCATCCTCAATATATACTTCCACCTGAAAGGCACCTTCGAATTTGGATAGTGTGTCTTCTCCAAAAATTCCATCTTCCTTTACTAATGTTCTAGGTATGTAGTAAACATCCTTCCCAAACATCTTAATTTGTTCGTCAACTAGATCTTGAGTAAGACCTTGTTCACCAACAGTTCCTTGTGAAAAGTAGGTATTAGTTGCCATATTATCCTATCATGTCTAATGGAGGAGTTTCCCATTCTGTACGTAGTTGCTCATCCAATACTTTGAGTTCTTCTACAGCATCGTTATAGATCATCTCTCCGTTCAGAGTGACTCCACCTGGCATTTGTACATTCTGGAATTTGGTCATGTTCTGACCCCACTGCTTCTTAATCTTTGCTGAGACATAATCCTTTAACCACATTTGGTTATAGATCTCTGTCCAAGTATCAGGTGCAAGTGCTCTCCATGCCTTAATAACAATATATTGGTCTGCTAATGAATCCTCTGTCCAGTCAAAATCTATATGAAGTCTATTGTTAACAGTGGTATACCTGACAGGTTTCATACCCTCAAGTATCCAATCAATACTTTGTAGATGAGTCTGAATCATGTAATAATGATAGAACTGTGTAGACGTAAAGTCGTACAAGTCATTAAGTCTCATTTGATAACGAATATCAAACATGTTTCTAGTACCCTTATCAGTAAAGGCAAAGAGACCTTCTATTGATAGTACATGATCTGGTATAGAAAGGAAGTTTGTTTGCTCACCCCACACTGTAGTGCCATCTGCCCCTGTACTATTGGAAGATGCTTTACCTGCTGCAATCTCATCAGCAGTAAACAAATGCTTCAGATAGACTCTCTCAGCACCATCATAGTGGAACTGTTGGAACTTCTGAATACCATAATCAATTGCATCATCGATCTGATCATCTGATACGTTGATCTCCAAGACTGGTTTACCCAGTCTGCGTAGAGCATATTCTTTAAGAGTTGCTTTTGAGTTTGGTTGTGCCATTTACTTATAGAGCAGCGATTCTGAGTTTAAATGCGGCGAAGTCTGCAGACGCAGCAACCTCAGTTTTGAGAGTAGTTAATGTAATTGTCTCTGCCTGAAGTGCAGAGTCAGCAGTCGAACCTTGTGCAGCAGTTGCATATGCAGATGCAGCAGTGGTTGCAGCAGTGCCGAGTCCAAGGGTTGTCCTTGCAGCAGCAGCGTCTGCGTCATCAATTAAAGTGCCACCGAATGTACTTACAGCAGACGCAGCGAGTGCGTTGGTTGCTAAAGTACCCTGTGCGGCAGTAGCGAAGTCTCCTGTAGCAGCAACAGCAGCAGTTCCAAGACCAAGAGTGGTTCTGGCAGCAGCAGCGTCGGCATCATCAATCAGGGTGCCACCGAAGGTGCTGACAGCAGATGCGTCAAGTTTTCCAGTGATACCAGTGGCGACACGAGCATCAGCACGAGCATCTGTGTAGTAAAGGTTAGTGCCCTCTGTCAAATCTGCTGTATCCTGACTACTCAGATCAAGATTTGCACCAACTTGGAGTGCGATACGAGTATCAGCACGAGTATCTACTTGTGCGTTAGTGCGCTGAGTAAAGGAGAATTCACCAGTAGAAGCATTGTAAGCGAGGTCGCCACTAGCAGACAATGCACCGCGAGTGCGGGAATCTGTAATGAAGAGGTTGGTTGATCCTTCTGTGAGGTTATCAGTGTTGATATCTGCCTGTGTAACTGATAGAGTGCCAGTATCTAACTGAATACCTGTGCCATAAGAGAAGTGATTCCTTGTCCTAGCAGCAGTTGTGAATAGATTTGTAGATCCTTCAGTAAAGTTATCAGTATTAAGATCTGACTGAGTAGCACTCAATGTCAGCATGTTACCTGCGTCATCGTAGGTAGCAGTAATACCTGTACCACCAACTATTAAAGCAGCAACACGATCATCTACTCTCTCATTGGTGTAGTAAAGATTACCTGCTTCTGCCAAGTCATCAGTGTCATGGTTAGCAATACTACCAACCTGTGACTGGAAGAATGTCAAGGCACCAGTAACATTCAAGTTACCTTGGACTTCAAAGTCAGTAGTTGACTTGAAGTTATTAACCGTCAGCGTATTGGTGCTTGGGTTGTATGTAAGGTTAGTAGAGTCGGTGCGAACCTCAGTGAATCCGTTGTTAGTAGAAACGAATGCAGGGTAGTAAGTTAGGTTAGAAGTTGTGGTGTCAGTAACGTCAACTAGATTTGACTTGTCTGCAGTACCTGTCAGGTCACCAGTAATGTTACCAGTGATCTGTCCAGTAACGCCCAGCGTGCCACCCATGGTGGAGTTGCCAGTAACACCAAGACTTCCAAGAGTTGAAAGACCAGTGATCTCAGCGTTACCTGAAGTAGAGTTAAGTGTAATCTTGTCAGTGCCACTGCCATTCTGCAACTTGAGGGTCTTACTAGCACCACGGAGGACCATGCTGCCCTTAAACAGTGAGGTGCTGTCAACCGTCAGTGTGCCATCCAGTTGCTGATCACCATCAACATTCAGATCAGAATCAAAGTCAACACTCTGAGTAACATTCAGAGTGTCATCGATGGTGACACTACCAGCAACATCAAGTGTGCCATCAATAGTAGTGTTACCAGTTGCACCTTGGACAATAAACTTATTAGTGTTAACAAGAATCGATCCACCAACGTTGACGTTAGAAGTTGTGTTGACGGTAGCAATGTTTGCTGTAGTAGCAGACACTGTGGCAGAGGTGATTATGCCGTCTGCAGTAATATTACCTGTAGCACCAAAGAAGGTGATGGTTTCATTCTGGTCAGGACCAACAAAGATATCCTCACCGAAGTAAGAATCTTCATAGACTGCAATACCACCGTTGGGGACCATCAGTGCTGCGTTTGCAGTCAGACGATCAGCGGTTTCATTAGCATTGAGTGTGACCTTCTCAGCAAAGGCAGCAGTGTCAGTAACTGCCAACGTGCCTGTGATACTACCGTTACCAACAGTAGAGAAATTACCAGATGCAGAGATAATAGTAAACTTATCAGTAGTGCCAGAGCGGACAGCGAAGTCATCGTCAACATCTACAATACCATTCAACTCTGTGCGCCCAGCAACATCAAGTGTGCCAGAAATATCCTGGTTGCCGTTGAGATCAATGTCATCGTTGACAGTTAGCAGACCTTCAATCTGAGTTGTGCCAGCAATATAGGTGTTACCGTTATCAGTATCAACAGTGAATCTATCAACCAGCGTCGATCTGATGACAAAGTTTTCGTTAGTAGCATCGATGATTACAGTGTCATTGACAGTCATCTGATCAGATACGACCAGAGTGCCGCTGACTGTAGCATTGTCAGTGATGTCTACTGATCCACCAGCAGAGTCAAGGACAAGGTTACCAGCAGTGGTGTCAATTTCGTTAGAAGCAGCAACACCAATTCTTACAGCATCAGCAGTGATGTCTGTAGAGGTAATTGCAGCGTTAAATGTGGATGTAGCGTTGACTACCAGAGTGTCGCCAGAAGCGTCACCAAGAGTTGTGTTGCCATCTACCTGTAGGTTGCCATCAATCTCAGCATTATCTGTGATGTGGACTTTACCGTCAGCAGAATCAAGAATCAGATTACCTGAGGAGGTGCTGATTTCATTCGTGCCATCGACACCAATCTTGATATTATCTGCGGTGATGTCGGTGGAGGTAATCGCTTGATTGAAGGTGACAGTACCTGTGATAACGTGGTTATCACCAGAGTTATCACCGATAGTTGCATTACCGTCAACCGTGAGTGTGCCATCAATTTGTGTATTGCCATCAACATTGAGGTTACCATCTACATCAGCATTGTCTGTAATGTTGACAGTGCCGTCTGCAGAATCAAGAATCAAATTACCTGAGGAGGTGCTGATCTCGTTAGCAGCATCTGTAGCAACCTTAAGGTCGCGAATGTTAAATCTCTCAGCAGCAGTCAGTGCTTCGTTAAACTGGACTGTGCCATTTACAGTGTGGGAGTCAGATGACTGGTTACCAATTTGTGCATTACCATTGACATTGAATGTGCCGTTGGCAAATGTATTACCAGTCTGTGCATCTACAGTAAAGACAGAGGCAACTGCGAAGTCATCGGTGACATCCAGGGTACCTGTAATGTCAACGTTACCGCCAAAACTACCATTGTCAGTGACAAAGAGATCATCACCAACATAAAGATCGAGACCGATGCCAGCGCCACCACCAACGATGAAAGCACCAGTAGCAGCGTTGGTTGCATTAGTTGTATCAAATAGTTTAATAGATCCAGCGTCAAGACCTGATCTTGTGCCACTGAATGCTTCACTAGAGTTAGTCGCTGCATGGTAGAGAGCATAACGCGAAGCGGAGTTGTCCCAACCAAAGAAACCAACACGGGCAGTCGTATCGTAGTATCGGAATTCGATACCACGATCTTTAGCATCCGACTGGGTAGGAGCAGTGTCCCCACCTAAAGTAATGACAGGATCATCCAGAGTCATTACTGTGCTATTTACTGTAGTCGTAACTCCGTTAACTGTCAAGTTACCTTCGATAATGGCATCGCCATCGATGTCGAAGTCACCGTTTACAGTAACGTTATCAGTAAATGTGGAGACAGCGTTGACTGTCAAGACATCGGTATTTGCATCACCGATAGTGGTCAGAGGACCATTGATTGTAAATTGCTCTTCAAATGTAGCGTAACCGTGTACAAGGATAGCACCATCAGTAGCGTTACCCTGACCCACACGACCAATCGTTGTGTAACCAGACTCACCAAGGACAGAGAATTCAACGTTGTCGTTAGTGCTGACCTTACCAATATAGAAGTCATCACCAACATGCAGGTCTTGGACAATACCAACACCACCAGCAACTCTCAGTTGAGCATCAGCATCATTTGCAAAGGATGCGTTGTGTGCTGTGCCACCACCCAGATAGGTGCGATATAGGACATCAACGTTATTAAGCAGGGAAGGACGGGTGCGAGCAGTGCCAGCATCCTTGACGACCAGACGGTCTGCCAGATAGATGTCACCACCAACACGGAGATCCTTATCCATGTTAACACCACCAGCGAAGGTAGCATTACCTCCAGTGCTTAGGGTGATGTCAGCATCAGTTTCAGCAATAGCGATATTGTTAGTGCGCTCAAAAGTGTTGACGCCCCCAACATTAAGACTACCTTCGATATCTGTATTACCATTCGTGCTCAGGATACGGAACGTTTGACTGGTGCCATTGGTAATAGTAAGATACTTACCAGTGACATCCATCAGGAAGTCATTATGGAAGACCACATCATCGTCAACATCGAGTGTTGCGTTGAAGGTTACATCATCATCTACATTAAGAGTTGAATCAAAGTCAACACCTTGGACTACATGCAGTGTCCCTTGGACATCGGTGTTACCGTTATCAGTATCAACAGTAAACTTATTGGCTGATGCAGCAGTGCGGATAATAAACTCTTTGTTATCAGCAGTGATGATGAGATTATCTGTAATCTCAGTCTCAAGTTGAATGTCAACTGTGCCTTCGATAACAGTGTTACCAGATGAACTCTCGACAGTAAACTTGTCAGTAGTATTATTTCTAACAGCGAAGTTGGCATCAATGTCAACTGTGCCGTCAATCTCAACATTACCACTCAGGTGGGTCGTGCCACCGACGTTAAGATTCTCAGAGATACCTGTGCCACCAGTCACCACCAAGGTGCCAGTTGTAGGTGTCTTCCAAGTAGAAGAAGTATTTGTGGTTAGTCTGAGGTTACCAGCAATGATAGGAGCGTCAGTGCCAGCGTAGACTTCAGAGGTGTTAGTCGCATTGTAGAGGAACCTATACCCGCCAGTGTCAGACCATATGTTAGAGTCCGCATAATCCTCGTCCCACCCATAGAAACCAAATCTTTCTTGACTATCATAATACCTAAACTCGATACCACGATCCTTATTGTCATCAACTGTAAGAGTATCTTCACCACCCAATGTCATGATGGGGTCTTGGATAGTCACCACAGTTGAGTTGACAGTGGTTGTCACACCATCAACAGTCAGGTCACCACGGATACGGACTGTGCCAGTAATGTCATCATCGTCACTAGGATCCAACACCATAATGGCATTGGTTGTAGATAAGACGTTATCTTGGAAGTGGAAGTCTTCAACATTAACTCTATGGTCAACGTCAGTCACCACAATGGTGATGTCCTGATCAGCAGTCAGGTTGAAAGTTGCATCTCCATTACCAGCATTGGTAACGTTGATGTCCATGGAGCGATTAGTCGCTTCATTAACTTCTAGAGCAATCTCTAGATTACCCGATGTCCTTTTAATAAACTGATCGGCTTTTGTAACGTCAAGAGTAATATTACCAGAGATGGTAGTATCGAGGTTAATGTCAACAGCGCCAGTGAGAGATGATCCACTGGTGGCACTACCGTTACCGTTAGCGTCATCAGCAGTAATAGTAGGATAGGAATTGCCCTGACCCAGAATGCCAGGCTGAAAAGGATATTCACCAGTATCGTAACCGACGATACGGAATACGCTACCGCCAGTTCTGTTGTTGATGTTAATATGATTAAGCTTGGTAATGCCATGATAAGCATTATCAGTCGTCCTTTCGGGGTCAAGCTCAAAGGTCTCCGTTGCATTTTGGTCAGTAAACATGAGATGACCCAACGATTGTAGTTGGGAATTCTCAATAGAATTTGCAGCAATCGTTACATGACCATTAACATCTACGTCGAAGTCTTCTTGGTCGAAACTCGCAAGACCCTTTTGCTCGTCGGCATCAGTACCCAGATCTCTCCATCCACCTTGATCGTCTGCATCACCATTTTGGATGTTGTGTGATGGCTCTCCGAGTCCTGCACCGATATCCCTAATACCCGCTTGGTAGCATCTACCGTTAGTTGCAATAACCTTTGAAAATCTAGGATAAGCAGTAGCGTTATCGTAAGTGGTGAAAGATGTTCCATCCTTAGCTCCTTCAGTTGCCGTAGCAATCGGTGAAGTATTCGCATAAACCAGACGACCATACCTGTCAACTTGCAAGTTAACTGTGTTAACGGTCTGCTCACCAGTTGAAGCACTGATCAAAGGATTGACCAGAGGATCCATTGAGTTGAGGGTATTATACTTACCCACCACAACTGTGGTATCTGCTAGGTCAAGGAATGGATTATTAGTTTGAGCATTACCATATTGTACAATGATACGCCCACTACCACCAGTGATGGTGCGGTTTACTAGAGTGCCTTCTGCTTGGCGAGAGATGAAACCAAAACCTGTCATACCTGCCAGAGAGGTCAGGTCACTATCTAAAGGTTGTGCGTCACCAATATTATACTCAGAAAGAGTGGTAGGTGTTTCAGCATCCACAATACGACCACGGGAATCCACCGTGATACGGGTGTAGGTGCCAGTTGCTGCTAGGTCATTCTCATCATAGTGGGGAAGTGCCACCACATAATTCAATTCTGCAGTAATGGTCAGGTTTGAGGATCCATCAAACGTGCCAGCACCAGACATGTCACCACCTAGTGCAATCTGTCGTGCGTTTGCCAGTCGGGTTGCAGTAGCAGAGTTACCGACGAGAGAAGCAGTAATTGCACCTGCCTCAAAGTTACCGTCAGCATCTCGTTTAACAAGAGTGTTAGCAGTATTAGATTCCGTCTCAATCGGTCTCTCATATTTCAGAGAGTTCCATGCGGTGACACCATCACCGACTTTGATACGCGAAGTATCAATTTCAATGCCTAACTCACCTTGAGCGAGAATAGGGTTAACGTTTGCCCACTGCTGAGCACCGTCACGTCTTAATTGTATTCTATTTGCCATTGCTTAAAAGGATCCTAGCACAACAGTTAGTCTGTCTGACTTATTTATGTCACGAAAAAACCCCCTTTCGGGGGTAGGGGTCAAGTCTTTTCCAGGTCGTCGGGATCAATAGTCCCATCTGGACGCTCTTCGATTTCTTCTTCTTCTTGTGGAGGTGGGCTGAGATACTCTAGAGTCTCAATAGCACCGAGAAGTTTGAGAGCAGTAGCTTCATTGCTCTTAATTTTGTCTGCCATCTCGCGGTTGTCTTTCAAAAGACCCTGATAGCGAGATTTGAATTGCTCAAGCAATTCCTCCTGAGAGGCAGTTTCCGTCACGTCAGCTGGCATTGTTGTCTCCTTGTAGTAATGATTTAAGTAGGTTTTTGATTTCACCGATATCTGATTTTAACCCAGATACCTCATCTTGTAAAGTGGTCATCTTCTCTTCCTTCTTGGATCGACGGTCATATGCCGCCATATAGTTATCATACTCTGACACATTGCAATTTATAACTGCATTAGAATCAGGGTCACGATACCAACCTTCCCTGCCCTCGACAGGGATTAGGTCTCCTTTGAAAGGTCTGATGTAATCAGATTCGCTTGACATATCCAAGAATAATTATTATAATAACCGTGTTAGGTTGCAAGGGCAATGGATCTGAGATCAGCTAAGAGTGGTACTCGTGCTTGATTTTTAGATCTCATAACAATCTTCACTTGGAAGGCGTTAAAGTTAAGTCCCCTTGCTTCATATGTATAATCCTTCCAAAGATATTCTTCTGTGGGGCTTGTATCATATGCTTCACCCAAGTTTTGATTGGAAGTGGGAAGACCCATTTGTGTCCAACCAATAGTACTAGGATCAGTCGCGTCACCAACCTTGAATGCCTTGTAGTAGATACGAAGCTCGGTAGCAGGGTGACGGGTGACTTGGAAATCAATCTTCAGTGAGCGTGCTTCTCTACCCAGACGTGCGAGACGTGTGATATAGACAGCAGCATTTTGATCACCAATTGGAAGAGTAGAAACATCTCGATCTCTATCAATTTGTGACTGCTGACCGTAAGTATCTGGTCCACCTGGCCACATATTCACGCGGTTAGATGTTGTAATCAGTGACACACGGTCAAGGTCAATGCAAGGAGAGAGGGTTGGTTTGTCAGTCTCAAGCATGACTGACATAGTAAGAGACTTGTTACCATCCAGTTTGTTTTGCTCATTAATCTTAGATGCTACCATCTGAGGAGCAGTAAACACGTTTTGCTCATTCAACACAACGTCCACATAAGTGCCATTGTTAATAAAGGAGTTTTGATCAACTATAGAAGATCCATCTCCGACAGATGTAGAAGTAGTGGTATTCAGTCTTGCTGATATACTTGTTTCTGCCATAACCATCGTAGACACCGTAGGTGTAACGACTTCAAACTGGACATTCTGAGAAGCATAAACGTTAGTGCCACCGCCACGAATACCATTAGTTGCAACACTATCAATGTGTAACATGTAGGTATCCAACCATGGGCAGGAGATTTGTGGGTGGACCCTATTGATTTCCGTCAGAGGAATACCATCAAGGTTGTAACATTCAACAATTGCACCAGAGGCGTGATCAACATCAGCAGTGGCATCCTGACCTCTACCAGAAGTAGCAACTGTAATTACCTGCCCGTTGCCAGAGATTGAAGCGTACTGAATAATCTCATCATCAATCTTAAGATAACCCTGATTAAGGTTACCAATTGGAGATCCACTGATAGTGGTGTGGAATTGAGATGCATCATTAACCTGAATTGAAGTTGATCCAGCAGTCAGGGTAGTGGTCAGTGTAGTAGGGGGCACTTCAGAGATAATGCCCTCAACCTCAACGTTGTTAGTACGTTGGTGCATACCATGGTTTCTATGATAAACCAACACTTCCTTGTCATCGCTAGGATAAGAAGGAGCAGCAGTTGGGTATGCATCGTAGGAGTCACCGCTGTAGGTGATGCTAGTGATCGTTGCAGATGTGCCACCTGCATCAGACAGAGTATCCGAAATATCGAATGCTCTAGTAATGTAGCTAAGTGTCAGAGTCTGACTGCCAGAATCATATGCAGTAACAATACCAGTTGCAGCAGAAGTAGATCCACTGACTTCAGCACCAACATCAAAGGTGCCGTTGTAGATTGCGGACAGGACAATCGTGGCAACAGATTGAGAAGATGAAATGCCTTGGAATGTGTTGTTGTTGGCATCAAGGAAACCAGCAGACCAGATACCAGTAATATCTGAAATAGTAATAGTTTCAGGATCAGCCACAGAATCGAATTCAACAATAGTACCTTCTGCGGTAGAAGGTGTTTGGATGATTCGTGCTCCAACTGTAAAGCTATAGTTACTACCAACAGGAAGCGTGAGAGTTTGCTTGGGTTTCAGAGTCTGAATTGGATTTTCAATCAGTCTATGAATACCATTGTTACCCTTACCAAGCTCAGCGTTGTTAAAGATTGCTGTGCCCAAATTCTGAGTAAACTCAGCACGATACATGGTAAACTTCAAATCTTCATACTGGTCAGCAGTCCATGTAGAAGCGTTTTGTGACTTGAAGAGCACACCAGCATATGGTTGCTCAGAGATTGTCCTCGTGCCTGTCACATCAACGTCGCCCATTCTGGAGATCCAAACGTTATATTCGTTGGAGTCAGACAGAAGCACGAAGCAATATTCAATGTTTGACTTAATGTAAACAGGAGATCTGAATGTAAATCTTGTAGGAATACTTGCGTTTTCCGACAACTCAACAGTGCTAGGATCGATAGTATTATCAGAGAAAGGAATAATATCCTTAGTAGGATAACCATTCTCCATGGTTCTGACCTGAATTGAGATAGGAATATTAGCGTCCTTAGTCCTGAAGAATATATCAATACCTGTCAGGAATACACCGCCTTCCTCATCAACAATAAAGGATTGTGCAAGAGGGTCATACCAACCAATCTGACGACTCTCAGTCCTAGTTGTAATAATAGTCCTTTCATCGTTAACTGTATCGCGGACGATCTCAGCATTACGGACGGCAAGAATGTTTTCTCTAACAGTCTGCAAGGTGCCAGACGCAGAGTATGATGCGTCTGCAGAGGAATCCACATTTCCAGGAGTCCTATCATTCGTATCTGAAGTTGTGACTCTAACCGTCCTTGTGCCAGTTGCCCAACGTGGGTTGGAATCATTCTTAGGAGAAGGAATGAATAAAGTACCTTGAAGGTTACCAACGTTATCAGCAAGAAGACGACGGTCTCTCACAACAGCTCGAGCGCCAGAGGTCAATCCAAGAAGGACTTCACCCACGTTCATGTTACCGTAGAAGTTGGGGTTGACTGTCTCTGCCATTGCCTGGACATCAATATTCAGGAAGTTGGTTTGTGATGCATAAGACTCAGCAAGTCCAGTAGCACCAACACCATAAGGGTCAGTCTTATGTCCATCATTAGCAGGAGCAACTTTTAACCATACACCAGAGGTCTGACCCACCACAGTTTCACCAACAACGAAAGGTGTCTCGTTAGAGTTGGGATCTTGGGTAGAAGACTTAGTAAGCTCAATAATTTTAGGAGTCACATAACCGCTGACATTGACACCATCGAAGAAGAAATACATCCTTGTGCGAGGCTTGAGACGGTCGATGTTGAAACCGATGTTTCTGGATCTAATCCAGGGGATTGCTGTTTGTGACAGGATGTGATCACCAAGAGACTTGCGATCAATCTTGGGAGTGACACGAGTCCTAATACCTTGCCTTGCTTGGTTGTTAACAACACGCCATGTCCTTCTTTCGTGGACAAACAGTGGTTGTCTTCCTTGACCGTGACCCAATCTACCGAGTCTACGACCACCAGAGGAGAAACTACCAGACCTGTTTCTAGTTTGAGAGGTTGATTGCATCGATTCACCAGTCCAGTTGGTCTGCCAACTACCCCATTGGAGAGGAGCAAAACCATTCTGATCAATCTGAAGGTCTCTAGCAACAGCAGAGAAGTCACCTTCAACGTTTTCAACACGGGCAGGCAGACGCTCGATATCAATCCAGTCGTCAGATGCAGGTGTTAGGTCAATACGACCGATGAAAGTAAACACGTTGAATGGGTTAACATTCTCAGTCCTAGATGCATAAGGTTGTGTAATAACTGCCAAATCCTCGTAAGGCAGCATCACCATATTTCCAATAGTCTTAATGACGTTGCTGGATGCACCCATGTTAATTTGCAGGGGCACGTTAGAAGTATAGTGCGAAGGACGGAGGTGACCCTCTTTAAAGTCCATAGAGCACTTATAGTCAACACTGAATACGTCACCCACAGTATGGTCGGTGAAGTCGTCTACAACGTAACCATTCTTCAGACGGTCAAAACCATTATCATCGTATGTCTTAGTGTTATCTGCTTGTACTTCCAGCAGGGACAGAGATGTGTAATACTCAACGTGAGCGAGTCTGGTCTCCAGATCCCCAATGTCCTTCATGGTATAACGTTTGATGATCTCAGGATATACCAGGACATCACGCTCAACGTCATACACATATGGACGCATCTCAATCGTTGCGAGAAGCATCGCATTATCAATCTTATCAGGATGAGGAAGATCCTCAGAGGACACACCCTTGACAATCTTAAGTTGGTTATCATGTGTCAAATACAACTTGTCTGCTCTAGGAAGATAGAAGCAGTAGTCACATCTAAATTCTGTGTTAACCTTTGGTATATCAAAGATGGTAGATCCACCAACACCACCAGAGGTGTCAAATTGCCTAGATCCAAAATCAAGTGACGCACAGTTTACATAATACGGTGCAGTTATGGTACCTGTGCCTGATGCTAATTCACCGATACCAGGACGGAAGTCAATCTGGTCACGGATATAGTTAATTGATCCATCCAGTTTATTCTTAGGGATCTCCTTATACATGATACCAGTGTAAGACTGAGCTGAGAAGTAGTCACCTGAAGACTCATGCAAGAAGTAGTCAAAGATCACAAGTATCTTACGAATTGGTGGGGAGAATCCAGGAAGACGAGTTAGTTTACAAACGTCATAGAAGTGTGCTTTCTGACCACCTTCCAATTCAAACTGAGTTGTGATAACTTTAGATCCTGTGGAAACAGATCCTTCAGAGTCATCAACAATTGCCTGCAGAGCATTGCCGTCATCATCAACACCATCAATGGTCTCACCAGGTATGAATGGAATTTCGTTAAGTGCAACGAAGTACAGTCTCAGTGTGCTATTGACAAACTGGATAACTCGACCACGAGCACCAGAGGTCTTACCGACAACAACTGATCCATTATCAAAGAAAGTAGATTCCGACAACACCATGTAGGGTGATTCAGCATCGTTATCATTCTCAGACTCATACACAGCATGAATCTTATAGACATCATTCAATGCAAATGAAACTTCCTCATCTTCAATACGGGTGCCATACAGATTACCATATGCCAAACCAAACTTAGTCTGGTCATTGTTAATTCTTGTGCGAGTCACCTTCAATGCACGCATCTTAGCGGCAGTTTTAATCTTTCTGGTGACGATATTCTTAGAGATAAGAGCAGTCAACTTAACAGTGTTGACGTTAGTCAAACCAGAGATGGTAATAGACTGTGCGTCAGCACCGAAAGTAACAGTCAGTGTGCCAAGGTCATTGAGGGCATCAATGTCAAGGTTAGATCCAACAGCGTATGAGGATCCAGACTCAGCAACAACCGTCAACACATAGTTTTCATCATCAAGAGATGCAAACTGCTCTGATTCAGGCAGAGACACAGTAACACCACCAGACACAACGGTCTTGTTAGCGAATGTCCTGTATACAAAGAATGATTCGTCGGAGATTGACTTCATCGATGTACGAGGTGCATCAATAGACAACTCACCATTCTGATAGTCTTTCTGGAAGATGAAAGGACGCATCCTTACCATCTCAGCATACTCACCGTCAGCGTTGCCACTACCTCTCTTAAGGGTGGCATCCAGGACAGCAGTTTGGTTGAGGTAGTCGAAGATTGCTGTGCCACCTGTAGCGATGTTGCCAGTGTTGGTAGCGATCTGCGCGGGGACAACTCTCTTAATTCTTAGAGTATTGTCACCATTTAGACCAGCTGCAGTTGTAGTAACAACATCACCAGGACGGAGATCCTGTGCAAATTTGGTCCTAAAACCAGTAGCAAGAGCACCAGTGCCACTTACAGTAACAGTAGAGGACTCAATAGATGCTGCATCATTTAGCAACCAGTTTGCAGCGAAATCTACAGCGTTGCTACTATTTCTACCAACACAACGGCGGACATCAGACAGGTTATAGGTATGTGCTGCTTCCAGTGTGCCAACAACACGACCATCTCTTTCAATAACTTCATTGTTAAGGAAACTACCAGAGACCTGCTCTAGACGGCAGGCACCAAGGCTTCCTGATTCAGCAACGAAACCACGAGAACCAGAGCTGCGACCTTGTAGCACATCACCAACATTAACAGTGTTAGCGCCAGCTGCCAAGTTAATAGCAGTAAACATCTGTGGGTCAAAGAACCACATGTCATACTGGTCTGCCTGATCGATCTGTACCTGGACAACACGAGCACGACCGATTTGGTTACCGACAATTGAGCTGGATGCCCCAGGAATCCAGTCATCATACAATTCGATAACTTGGTATGCATCAGTCACACCCTCACCAGTCAGGTTAGGCCAACCATATTGCTCGTAGACCTTAACAAAGTTACCTAGTCTAAAATGGATAATTCCATTTTCTACACAGGAGAAATCTCTAGGTTTGGGAGCGTCAATATACTGAGGTGTAAGGAATTCAGTCCTGTATCCTTTAACGTACGCTCTACCAGGAGAGATCTCATAGGTTAGGAGATCATCTGTAGGAGTATTGTTTTGCTGACTTGTCTGAGAAACAGTGTAGACCCCGTTATTAAAACCATCATCAAGACATTCTCTTGGTGTAATAATGGGAGTGTCGATAACATAGTCACCAGACTCTTCATATGTCCGACGTGCGATCGACTTCTCCATCTCTGAATACGCAGTATGATCAACAAACTGCTCAACTTTACTGTTGTTAATTCGTAGTAACTCAACGAAGTTTTTGTCAGTCGAATCATTGATTGCTTTCTTGACAAGAGTGGTCTTAATCTTAAATCTGTGACCGCCAGGTGCTGAGTAGTTTGAAGTGCCTGCAGCGTTGTCATTCAGTGACGGATCGTCTTCAGGGGTAACAATAGATTCACTAACTTCCAGACCAATTCTATAAGAGGGGTTATTGCTATATTGCTCAAGGATTAGGTTTGCTGATTGGACATCAACAAAGTGACCTCTAACAAAGTACACACCATTGTTAATGTATGCAGCAGATGCAATCGCAGTAGCGTCAACGGGCAGCAGCTGTCCAAATGGTGATCCGATTTCGATCAGTGTTGTGCCGAAAGTAATTTCGTTTTCAGCAAGTAACTGCTCGTTTGGTTGGAATTTTTTAGTGGCGGTGTCAGAAACTGTATCACCAGATTCGATATACTTAACGTATAGAGTGAGGTAACCACGCTCAGATTCTGAAGCAGGAATTGAATACAAGACCTTTGCTTTCACGCCAGTCGTGATGCCCTCAATAACCTGACCATGCAGTTGAGTCCTGTAGGTTTCGATATCGACACCCAGGAAGGATTGCTGCAGAATGATTGCCTGCACACTCAAGTCATAACCGACCTGACCGGGAATGACCATTGCACCTTCTTTAAAGAAGTGTTGTCCAATGGATTCAATCTGATTCTGGAGAATCGATTGTAGAGTCGTTAACTCACGCGCTTGGATAGGATACCCAGGGCGAAATAGCACTCGGTAGAAATTCTTGTCCTTATCGAAGTCGTCGAAATAAGGAGCAATATTTAGATTGGTATTCTGGGGCATCGTTTAGAACTCTACTACGATCTTAATGTCTTCGATTTGGTCACCAGCACGAGTAATCGCGCCTCTATTATCTATGTAAATAACCTGACCCGAATTTGGCTCAACCTCTGGTTTTGCATAACCGTTGGTAAAAGACATACCCAAGTCATACTCAGTGTTGTTAATAACACGAGTAGATGCACCTGATACAATTGGGAAGTTAATATCAGGGTCAGCAGATGCACCAGATGTTGCACCCACGACAGGGTTACCACCTTCAAACTCAATCAAACTACCAGTGAATTCAGGGAAGACACCATCGATTCTATTCTGGTAATACTTAAGCACTTTGGTTGTGCTATTCCATGAGATCACACGTCCACGAGCAGTCACTTGCTGACCACCAATTGTGCGAGACTGTGTGATAATTTCGTCAGTAGCAAAGTTACCCGTAAAGGTAGGAGCAAAGATAACTGACTTTGTGGCGGACAGAGTAAGATCTGCTGCCAATTCTGTTGTGCCGAATTTGTTGGGGTTGATCACCAAACCAATACGACGGTAGTCGTTATCAGTTGGGAAGTCACCACTACCCTCAGCATAGGTAAACTTGGTGTTAATCATGACGCGATATCCACCCATCTCTGTCCCTGGATCAGCACCATGACCGACAGTTGGAGGAATTATCACTTCAACGGTGCCGCCTGATCCTGCACCTGCACCGATACCGTTGACTTCATCGATGACGACTTTACCGAAGTTGTATCCTGATCCACCCGAAGTAACAGTAGCAGATACAATGCGACCCCCATCGACAACCAGAGAAACACGACCGCCAACACCATCGCCTTTGATAGGTACATTCTCGTAGGTGCCATTGTTATACCCTGCACCAGAGGATGAAATAATAACCGTATCAATCTCACCACCGATTGCATCAGACACCACAGCGGTGTCACTCAGCACAGGCATGTATTCGTTAGAGAAGAATTTCAATACGAGACCCACAGGGATCGTATACATATACTTCCAACGATAACCGTCAGCAGTGGTAATAATAGAAGTTGAAGTACCCGTAGGCTCAACAGTAGAAGGCTTACCGTTAGGATCACTAGGGGATGTCCCGTTATAGATGCACTTATAGACTTGATACGATGAGTTAACAACGTAAAAGTCTGCATCATAAAGTTTGGTAGCACCAGAAGACGCGGTTTTAGTTGCGCTGTAGTCATGACGATACATATCGTAAACATAACCCAAGCCACCAGTGGTTTGCTCAGGAGGAATCCAGTCAGTCCTACGAATAACTTGAATAGTATCATTCGCCAACACTCGCTTCATAGAGATCATGTCAGAGAAGTCATCACTAAACTCTTGGAAAGAGTCCACAGGAGCGGGCGCTGCATTCTCATTATCCCAAGGTTGGGGACGACCGATGAAAACATACAGACGATCACGACTACTTCCAGCTTCACTATCAGTCTGAGCAGGATCGGGACCTTGCAGAGACTTGATCAGTCGGCTAGCAGTAAAAATTCTAAATTGGTCGGTTAGTAGCGCCATTTGTTACCAATTATCCTATAGATTTATTTATGGGGTTAATACTCACCCTCATTTCTGAGGAAGTTGTTATACTCAACTGCGATGATTTTTGCTTGGGCACCAGAAGAGTATCCTTGCACTGTCTCACCAACAGTAAATTTGTAAGTTGGATCATTATCTTGAATCGACTTAACATCTAGATAGAATTGACCATCTTTAGGTCCAAGTCTTCTATTTGTAGTTGTTGCTGCAACGCCTGATGTCTGTCCAGTAACAGTCTCTTCACCACCCGCTGTTGGGATGTTAAACAGAGATGCACTAATGTATTCAATAATAATAGTTGCAGTAGAGATATGGGCATCACCATCTCCCAAAGCACCAGCAGACTGGATAGTAGCAACTAACTGGTTAGGACTGCCATCATAGATCTGATCACCAATCTGGAAGAGCGTGGTGTTGGTGCCACCTAATTCTTCCTCAATACCATATTTAGACGAGGCAATGCCCCCATCTAGATTAATCTGGTCTTCATAATCTGTGCCAGTATTCAGAAGGTCGGGAATACCATCTCCAAACTGCTGCACACCCTGAGCATCAACATACTCTTCATCATCATCCTCAAACTTAAAGTTTTGAATAACTGACAGAGGTGAAGTAAATGCAACAATTTCGCTGCCTTCTAACTCAACCAAAGTATGTGGTACGACACCAGTTGCAGTTGATCCAGAAGTACCTGCAAAGAATGCAATAATTTGAGACTTCTCGCTTGATCTGCCAGCATCAATAAATGCTAACTCATCAACTTGGAATGTCAGATATAATGCTCTTTCAGTTTCATCCCAATCATAAACGATAGCGACTCTGTTACTTGCATTTTCAACAACACGTCTAACTTTGTCAGTAACTTGGAAATCATAAAGCGTGTCTCCAGTATTGGGATCATTTTGGAGAGTATCAAGAATTATCTTTTGGTCAAATCTAAAGTTTGTGCCCCTATCGCATCCATCAAATGTTGTGGCAGTTTTACCTGTATATCTAACAATTTCTCTACCAAGAAGGAATTTACCAGATCCAGGAAAAGGTGCTGTGGACTCAACGTGAATAGTTTCATCACCAGTGGTCACGTCAGCCAGAATACCTGACAAATTGTAAACAACAGAGTTTAGAGACTGTCTGTTCCTTGCAGTCTTAATTAGGTTTGTATCTCTTGTAAAGATAACCTGAGGAGCAACTACATAACCATCACCACCTGCTAGGAGGTCAATAGTTGTAATAGTACCAAGATTAATAAATGCCGAAGCACTAGCACCAGATCCACCACCACCAATAATTTGAATTAGAGGAGGATCTTCAAAAAACTCACCAGAATTGGTAAGGGTAATTGCAGTAACTTTACCAAATGGATTGACACCAGCAACACCAGTTGCACCTTGTCCACCACCACCTGAGATGATGATATTGACATCTTCTTCGGTATAGTTTCTACCAAACTCTTCAATAGCAAGACCTGTAACTAGACCTGTAATAGGCACTAACTCAGATCCAGATCCACCACCACCTTTAACTTCTGCTTCAGCAGCAAAGTATTCATCACCAAACTGAGTCATTTGGATGAGGTCAATACCACCGTCTTGCTTCAGGAAGATCTTACCTTCAGCAGGCACACTTGCATTCTCATCAGTAATTTCCAGACGCATGGGATCATACCCTTCGCCTGGATCCAATACTTCTACAGCAGTGATCTCACCATTGTCACCTTCAATGACAGGTCTTAAAACCGCATCTCTGATAGGTGTGCCACAATTTCCGACACGGAGTCTAGGGGGATCAGCAGGATCATACCCACTACCTCCTGCAGTAACATAAACTTCTCTTACCCCGAATATACTATTAAATATGGGGACAATTGAAGCACCAGATCCAGGGACTGTTCTTGTCATTAGACGACCACGAGATTACCGACCATTCCAGGATGAACGGTGCATTGATAGACATATGTTGTGCCTGCTGCAAGAGTCATAGGCACAGTCCAATATTGGACACCCTCCTGTGATCCACTCACACCAGCGGTTACGGCAGATCCACCACTTGTTTGTCTCAGAGCAAATGGGTGAGCAGATGTTGTGGTGTTGTTAAATCTATATGTGAAACCACGATAGACATAGATGGTTGGGTTTCCAGTTCCAGTCCATCCGTTGTTGCTGAGGTCATATCCACCGCCTGATGTCCCAGAAATCTCAAAACCAACAGCAGCAGAAGCAACCGCTTCAACTTCACCACTTGCATTAGTAATGAAACTCTGATTCTCTGATAGAGTCTGACCACTAGCAAGATATAAATCTGCAGCAATCGAAACTGAGTTTGTAGATGCAGTGGTAGTAATACCATTTCCACCAGAAACTGCTAACGACTCAGTAGGGGAGTTGGAAGTAGTAGTGCCGCTATCACCAGTTACTGTGGCAAAAATGTTTTGATCTGTGTTTGGTGAATCATTGGTAATCGTCAGATTATCACCAGAAACAGCAGTGGAGATCCCAGTACCGCCAATAAGGTTAACAGTAGTAGTAGTGGAATTAGCCGTCTTGGATCCCGAATCAGATCCGATAGTAGAGAAGAGATTTTGGTCAACATCACCTAATGTCCCCGTCATGTCAATTGTTAACGTATCTCCAGCAATAGATGTGGAGATATTTGTGCCACCAGCCACAGTAAGCACATCAGTAGCAGCACTCGCTGTAGTAGACCCCGTATCAGCATTGATACCTTCAAATAAATTTTGTGTAGATCCTCCACCACCACCAGATGCGGTAGCATCATTGTCTGGATACCAATAACTATTGGTAGCAGACCACTTAAGGACCTGACCATCAGAAGGACCACCGCCGACTGTCATGTCAACATCGGTAAGCTCACCGATAGAAGATCCACTATCAATTAGTTGAACCCAAGCACCATCATGTGCAAAGTATCCATGACTTTGATCATGGACATGTGCAAACATACCATGATGATCTCCTGCAACAGGAAGATCTGCTGTTTGGGCAAAATGGTTTGTATACTTTAACTTACCGTCTGCGCCATCAATATATGTCAGAGCACTTCCAGTGCCACCTGCCCAAAACTTAATATCACCGCTACCATGAGGTTTGATGACTACATCACCATTATCAGTAGATCCAATCTCAAATCCACCAACGTCTAAACTTGAAGTTAACGTATCAAAATTTCCCTCAGCAAATTGAGATCCATCCCATTTCATTAATTGTCCTGCGGTAGGACTGCCAATATTCACCAGCAGGTTGGTGTCATTACCAAGAGCGGTATAGAGCTCGTCAATAACGCTATTCAGTTTGATAGCACCATCTCTGAGACTATCACCTGTCCCGTCGTTTGCTGACGATCCAATACTAAGATTTTGCTTTGCCATGGTTGGTAGATTTCTACAGTGTTATTTAGGTGCCATCGAAGGTTTGTGACGTAGAGTCAAGAGTGCTCTGCGTGCTATCGAATCTATTAGCGGTAGATCCGCTTCCACCACCAGATCCAGTAACAGTCAATACTGCTGCATTGGAATCAAGTGGTGAGTTTTCTGCTTGAGTCGATACTCCCAGAGGACCGATGATACGGCAACGGAATCTATATCCCGTCATGTATCCAAGAGTACTGAGTGTATATGAGTTTGTAGTTGCTCCTGTAATAGCAGCAAATGCGAAACCGCCATCTGTGGAGCGATACCACTGATAAGCAATAGGTCCATTTTCTGGACTGATCTCTGCTTGCACAGTAAACGTTGCCGTCTCTCCTGGATTTGCTGTAGCATTCTGAGGTTGGCTGTTAAACACCAGAATTGAAGGTGCTCCACCTCCATTACCGCCACCACTGGGTGGAGCGACAGGTGCTTGTAGTGTGAAGTTTGTATTAATTGTCTCTCTAGTAGAGCTTCCAATCATGTATGGAAACTCAGGGGCATCAATATTGTCTGGATCTACAGACAAGAAATATGCATAGGTGCCATTCTGGAATTCTGGAGTAATACAAAATCTACCATTATGAAGGTCTAGGTCACCAGTTGCCTCAACATACTCCCAGTCCTGCACCAGAGCGCCTGCAGGGGGGTTTGCGATGGTGTTACCATAGTCAGGTCTACCTGCTGCCTCAACTGATAAAGTTGAGAAAGAAGACTTCATAATTTTGGGAGAAGTCAGATTGTCCCATGGTGATGTATAAGCATATGGACCATAAATTGGGAATCCATCAAATGCAATACCGATGATCTTAGAATGACCATCAGGATGTCTCAAGTTATCGCCGTTATATTGTGTAGTGCCATAATAATCATTGTATCCTGCCATCGAGGACCCATCTCGCCAACAATCCAAGAAGTGTGTATCATGATAATGATACTGACCACTTTGCTCAGGATGACCACCACACTCATCCTCACCAAAATCTACAGGAGATTGTGGGTAATGAGCATTCCAACTGAATCCTACTGGGGGGTTTCCACCAGTACCAGCAGAAGGACTAAACAAAGCAACGCCATTAGCGGCAATACCAATAGTACCTAGTGGAGTTGCGCTTCGACCATTTCTTTCATCATAATACTCATAAGTGCCGCTAGTTAGAGACTCTTGGTCTCTCATAATAAGGTCAATTCTATCGGATGTTGCTAACCAACACTCATCTTCGATGGAGGTAAAAGTAGTGCCCTTATAAAGGAATACCCTTTTAATACCATCACTGAAGGTAAACATAAGTCTGTCACCCACCTGAATCTCATTGTTAAACAATGAGTTATCATTAACAGAAATGACTATAGACCTAATGAATCCGTCTTGATTCCAAGCGTTAGTATCGAATGTGCGACTAATACCAAAGGACCCACCACGGTAAGTAAAAGCATGATCGAAATCTTGCTCCGTTACTGTGTTTGGGTTGTTGGCATTAGGAAACGTGCCAAACCCTACAGGAGAAGGAAGACCATCCGCCTCTACTGTAAGAATGTCAGTGGCATCGTTATAACTTGCAGTTGCCCCCATGGTTTTACTTTTATTTAGATGTCGTCGAAGATTTGAGTTGGAGTGAAGTTGCTAATCACAGTAGCACCAGTCTGGACCGTGAGGATAGCAGACAGTGAGTAAACAGGTGTAGCACCTGCAGCAGTAATTGCAACTCTGTATTCGTCACCATCGTCTGCCTGAGCGGCATCGTTGGTGTTGTATATTGACTGGTTAGCACCGATGATGTTACTCCAGGTCTGAGTGCCGTATTCCTTCTTCTGCCACTGGTAGTTGAGTTGCTGACTGTTGGAGACAGTAGCAGCAACCGTGAAGGATGCAGTCTGACCTTGGTTAACTGTTACGTTTACAGGATCCTGAGAAATCGTAATCGCGCCAGGATCGATTGTAGTGGTGCCACCACCTGCCTCGTCAGCGTTGTAGATATCTCTACCACCATTGACCGGCGTGCCCGAAGGATTAACAAAGTCGTCTGGGACAATGTTATCAATCTGGACTAATGGTTGCAGATAAGAAACACCAGGCGTCTTCACGTCAATGCGTGTGATACCCATGAGTGCCTTGATACGACCATCGAAACCAGAGGATGAAATCACGTCCACGTTGGGGCGTGAGGTGTAACCATCACCAGAGTTGGTGAGAATTGCAGTTTCCAACTGACCAGAGCGGATCTGGGCAAGTGCAGCAGCGTTACGACCCTTAACGGATCCTGTGTATTCAAAGGTGATCAGTGAGTTGGAAGATTCGATCAGAGCAACTTCACGAGCGAATTCTTCACCATCAATCTCAAGTTTGTCACCTGCTTCCACAGGTGGCACAACGGTTGCAGCGATCACGTCAGTGTCAGATCCAATGTAGGAGAATCCAACAAAGGTTGATCCTGCGCGAGGCACTTCAGCGAAGATGACTCTAGATCCGACGAGCTCGTATGCAACGCCAGGTTCCTGAATGATACCGTTGAGTGAAATAATGATGTTGTTTTCTGGGCGAATCACGTTGGAAGAAACACCCTCAGTCAGTGTCAGCGAGTAGAATAAACCTTCACGTCTGAGGTTGAAGGACGAGCGTAACGAGTCAAACTCGAAACTGATATCATCCATCTGGCGAAGTTTACCAACGTAGTAACCAACGAATTCAGATCCGATTTCGGGTGCTTCAGAGAAGTTAATCTTATCGGAGAATGCAACGTAGGAGTTGTTACCACCAGGAGGTTGCAGGATACCGTTGACGAAGATGAGCATGTGACCAGCAGGATCTGGGTAGTATGCTTCACCATTGCTGATCGTGAGATCAAACTGAGTCTGATCACCGTCGAAACCACGGAAGTAACGATCAACGCGACCCTCAAGCGTGCGTGCCTTAGAAATCACACCACCCCAACCATAGTCGGAGACGACGGTCATATTGTTAAGGAAGTCACCCTTGACATTTTCCAACCAGACGGTTGCTGTAATGCCTTGCTGGTCAATAGCAGCCACGCGCCCGTAAGAGTTATATGCAGTATCCGTGTATGCAACAACGTTGGCATAGATGCTTGGGAAGTTGGATCCCAAATCAAGTTTACCAATGTTATTAGTGCCCTGAATAACTTCAGAGATGTCAGCACCAATACCCACAGGAATCAGGTTACCAATAAACAAGCGATGGATGCCATAAATTGGATCAGAAGGATCTGCATTTACGCCGTTGATGTATTCTGTGACTGTTGCCCTGAAACCAGGATCCTTTAGTGTGGTGCCCTGCAGGAGGACAATCTCATCACCCACTCGGAATGTATCAGAAATGCCCGTATCAATAATCGCAGTGCCAAGCTCCAACTGATAGATGTTGGATCCATGTATATACTGGTTAAGTTGAATCTGCGTGCCAGAGAGACCCTCAATTTCAAGGATGTAGTCAGTGACGCTACCGTAGATGATATCGCCAGTATCCCATGCATCTCCAATGGTTTCAACGTCAATCGTAATACGACCACCGTCATTACCTGTGAGAGATCCAGACTTATTGAGGTATCCGTTAGCGTATGCCTCAACAGCAGAATTCTTATCAAACAACCAATCGCCTTGTGCGAATGCTCCTCTCTCGACGTTAATTAACATGCGAGAATCGAAGGAAGCAACATCAGCAGTTGTGCCGCTGTCATCACCAACCAGAGTATCACCCACGTTAACGACGCCTGCAACATTGATCAAGTTGGCGAAGTTTAGACCACTTGAATCAGTTTTACCAGTTTGTATGAGTTGACCATTGATTGCTGGGTTTCCATTGACTCTAATAATTTCACCATCGGTGAAGTTTTCATAAACACCCAGATTCTGACTTACATTATTCAATTCAAAACGAGTGTAGATTCTATTGATCTCTGCTTGGTTGAGTGAGATGCTACTAACTTCAGATGAAGATTCAGACGTGGTGCCGTAGATAACATCTGCAGGGTTGAATCCACCCTGAATAGGAGTCTGCGAAGGATCTGCGGGGAAGAGTGGAGTCTGTCTAGCAATGCCACTACGTCTGACGATAGCGAAGATCTGCTGACCAGTGTTGGTAGTGTCAACTTCAATTTTTCTAAATCTACCATCGTGCATGTAGTGAGCACCAACCTCAAACCACTGTGGAGTGGCAGTCATCACATACCAGTAAGATTGACCAGCAAATGCTGCGACTGAGGTCTCAGATGCTGGGATATACTGGAGGATATCGCCACGACGGAAGGAGTTTGTGCGGTTGATTCTAACTCTATACTCAGCGCGATCGAAACCAACAGGGACGATAGGAGTCAGGATAACCAGAGCAGGATCGGTGTTATAGTCATAACCCAATTCATACTTGGTGCTGATGTTAACTGCATCGCTACTTGGGACCCAAGTAACGCTACCTTCTGTTGGGAATTCAGATGTTTCTAATGAATACTCAATAGCGTTGAGTGAAGAGTCAATGATAAATTCAGATGCCTCACGGTTGTAATCTAAGCGACCATTGATACCTAACTGATAGGTATTGTAGGTTGCCCAACCAGGATCTTCAGTCAACTGATACAACACAGACTTGATATACTCACGCACGCGAGTATTTGCATAAATCAGGTGTATACGGGACACATCTTGGAATGCAATGAAGCTACCTTCACCATCAAACCAGGTTTGGACCAGTCCAAATGCACCTGCGTTACCGCCAGTGATCATGTCATATCTGACTGCCTTAAGGATGTCAGCACAGAAGTCCACGGTCATGTTAGTGGTGCCGTAGTAAGTCACAGTCTCATCATATGCTCTCTGTGCGATAGCATCTTGGTTAAAGAGCAGCATATTAGCAATTACTCTGTCGGTATTAAAACCAGCACCAAGAGTATCTGACATGATGTCAAACAAAGTGTCAATTGCAGATTGTGGTCCTTCACATGTGCCTGCTTGATATTGTGTGTTTGTGTAGTTTGTAGATCTAGTTGTCCTAACGATGGTATTCAACTGATTCGTGTTGTTGATTGCTGCGTTTTCAATTGTCCCAATATAGATCTCAATGAGTGTATCAATAGCAGAAGCAACTTCAGCACAAGTCTGATTCCATTCAGAAGAAGCACTATCATATGTAAGACCAGTGTCTCTGACTACAATATCAGGAGTATATTTAATAGGCCAAATGCTAGGTAGACTGCTAGTG